GGTCACGAAAGTAACCACATACGAAGACACGTCGAGTCTTCTATCATCTGCAGGTAAATTCTGCAAGTAAATAACGTATCTAAAAATGATTAAATCTGTATTCGCAGCAACTGCTGCTCTGTCCGTTTCAGCTGGTGCAGCATTTGCTGGTCCCTACGTCAACGTCGAAGCAAACTCAGGTTGGACTGGTTCTGATTACTCAGGAACCGCAACTGACCTTCACGTAGGTTACGAAGGAGAACTCGGTGAGAGTGCTTCTTACTACGTTCAGGGTGGTGCTACTCTGGTCAGTCCTGATGGTGCTGAAAGTGATACTGTTCCTTCTGGTAAGGCAGGTCTTGGTCTTGCACTGACCGATGCCCTTGGTGCGTATGGTGAAGTCTCATTCGTCGGTTCTGGTGATTCCGATATCGATCGTGGATACGGTGCTAAGTTGGGTGTCAAGTATTCCTTCTGATTCACTTGACAGTGTGATATGATAAAGGGGTCTACGGACCCCTTTTTTTTATGCTTATGAAAAAAATTTTATACGTACTGGGTCACCCAGTAACTATGGTCAACTTTTCGTTGTTTGGTATGTTACTGGTGATTCAGGTCGTTCATACTAAAGCACACCTTACTTTAGAAACAGACGTTCACGGTCATGTGTTTAGAACACTGAAAAAAAATCCAGAACTAGCAACATCTTCTTGCTATGAGTTGGGTATGACTAGTAAATGAATGAAGAATTTCTTGACAAAACTTTATGTTTCCTATATACTATGTAAAGATTCATTACGGAGTGTAACATGACTGTAACAACAGAAGACGGTGGACGCACAAACATGTATGCCACTGAACCACAAATGTATATTTCTAAGACCGACGCAGAGCGTTATGGATATGAGAGTTATGCAGAGAGAGCCGAGAAACTAAATGGACGCACTGCTATGCTTGGATTTGTTGCTGCTGTTATCTCTTATAGTGTCAGTGGTAGTGTATTTTTCTTTGGTGTCTTCGGATTCTGATTTGTAACGTAGCAAGAAATACTTGACAATGACTCAAATTTTCCTTACAATTACCTCAATTGCCTTCTTTGTTTTGTTGGCATATTCTGTAGAACAATTATCCGAGACTTATTAATGCCTTTTACTATCACATTTCGCACCCCAGATGGAGATGAACAAGAAGTTCCTTGTGAACCTGATCAGTATATTTTAGATGCTGCTGAAGAAGCAGGTCTTGATATGAATTATTCTTGTCGTGCTGGTGCTTGTTCGTCATGTGCTGGTAAAGTAATTTCGGGTACTGTTGATCAATCTGATCAATCCTTTTTGGATGATGACCAGATGGAAGAAGGATTTGTATTGACTTGTGTTGCTTATGCTACAAGTGATTGTGTAATCGCAACTGAGCAAGAAGAAAATCTTTACTGATGAATAAATTTTATCTTTTTTCTAAAAAGTCTTGTGGTCCTTGCAATCTAGTAGACAAATATCTAGATTCAATTAAACTGGATACGAGTATTGTTGAAAAGGTTGATTTGGAAGACTTTAGTGACACTCCGATTCCACAAGAAAATCTTGACCTTGCTAAAAGATATGGGATTTATGCAACTCCTGTTCTTGTAGTTGTGAAAGGTGATGATCTTGATTGTGTCATTGAAGAACAAGTCGGTGGATTAAACATTACTCAAAATATTAAACGACTTGTAGAAAAATATGCATAATTGCAATCAACTCTATGAAGACATGGAGAGATTAAATGCCCTTTACGAAGAACTCTGTTGGGCACATGATGATGAATTAGTATTCACTCATGAAAATGGCAGAGTCATTGTTTACAACAAAACTCAAGAACAAAATGGAACCCCCTCTACTTGAAATTCTCACATATTATGTGATTGGTGGTGCCCTTATCATTGGACCACCTGCAATCTTCCTGATCATTGCTATGATGGGAGCCATCCAAAATACGAAAGGTCGTATGGTTGGATATAAAGACCACAAAGAATATGGTGATAGTTCCATCTATGAGAACTCACCATCAGATCAAACTCAGTTCTATCTTACACTCGGAGAAAACTCATGAACGAAAACGCAGAACGCATTAATGGATGGGCAGCAATGATTGGAGTCATTGCCGCAATGGGTGCTTACGCATCTACAGGACAAATCATTCCAGGTATTTGGTAAATGTTATTGTTAGCATCTATCCTTTTGGGAAGCTTTATTATTGGAGCAGTACTCTCGGACGGAGGTGCTGATGATGATGACCATTTTGATGGTGGTATGTTGATACCCGCACAAATACCAAGTCACTGACTGACAAAAAAGACTTTGCTCTATATACTGAGTAGAGTCTTTTTTATTGTATGCCAAAGAACCAATTGAACAAGGATGAATTATTATGTCATGTTCTTAAACTCAAGCATGAAGTTGATAATGAATCAAAAGCAGTGTGGCAAAAAGAAAAGGACTTAGCACATAAGTATCTTAATAGAGTATTGGATAGAATTAGTGAATATCGTTATTGATGATACAATTATTCCATAATAAATAATAACATCCCAAAAATGGGAAGTCAGCCAAGAAAAACTTAGTGAGTGTATTAAATAACTTAATTTTTTTATAGTAAGTTTTTTGTTGGATATAAATCTCATGGTATGTACTTAACAAGAGAAGTCCTAATCAAAACCATTGTTGCTGAAGAAATGAAAGACAATAGTGGTTCAGATTATGTTCAAAACTTAAAGGATGCCTATCATCGGTGGGAACATCAATCAAGTGAAATATTATGTACCCACTATAATAAGATACGACAATCAGATATTACGGTAGAGTCACTGCTACCTTGACAATTTAAAAATATAGTAATAGGATAATAATCCTTTGAGACGTATATGATTAAAACATTATTAATTACAGCTACACTAGCATCACTTTCTGCTTCAGCATCTCCCAGTCTTCCCATTACTACTTTAGTGGAAGATGTTGAAGTACCAACCATTGAGGTTGTGCCTCAGTGGCAGTGCCCTACCTGCACCCCTGAAGAACAGTATGTTTTAGAACAACTACAAGAATATACACTTATCACTGATCGTAATGCACTAGCAACAATCATGGGTAATATTCAGCAAGAATCAAAGTTCATCTCTAACATTTGTGAGGGTGGTGCCCGTGTCTCCTATATTGAATGTAAGGTTGGTGGATATGGTTTGATCCAGTGGACTAGTATTGGACGTTACAAGGGTCTTGGAAACTTCTGTGCCAAATATAAATGTGATCCAAGCAGTCTGGAAGGTCAGACTCGGTGGATGATTAACGAACCTATCTTCCAAAAAGTCCTTCCACAGTTTGAAGGCAGTGGACAAACTGTATCTTACTACATGAAACCTGCTTACTACTGGTTGGGATGGGGCATCAAAGGCAACCGTGAAATCTATGCATATGACTACACTAAAAAAATGATACGAGTAGCATAAAAATATTTTTATGCTACTCTATATAACGTAAGGAATATATTTTTTTATTATGTCCGAGTTCCCAAAAGACTGGAGATATGCTGATGACCGTATGCAATTACGTGCTGCAGTATTTCGTGCTCTAAGTCATCATTTAGAAGACCACTGTCGTGCAGTATATGAATTTTGTCATGACTGGGTGAGTCAAGGTAATACAAACACAAACAATATTGAAGAAAAATTTCAAACTTATTTGAAGGAGACACATGATGAAAAGGTTTACAAACTTGAAAAATGCCTTGAGCTCAATCCTAATTGGTACGTGCCTATTAGGGACGACACCAGTTCGGGCTGAAGAAAACCTGACACAAGGTTACTACAGTATGGATGCAATGGGATGTATGCTGTTGGGAGAATGTACTGATGGAGTTCAAGAAATCAATAATCTTTTGGATATTTCTAGTCAGTATCCCAATACTGAGTCTTTTACTCCTTTTGCTCTTGAGTTCAACTCAATGCTTGTTTCCCTTAACACAATCGGAGTTAAGGTGTTTCTAGCACCAGAGAAGTATTTTCCAGTAGGACACCGAGGAGTGTATCATACTGTTTCTAATAACTTCTTTTTGAACAAAAGATTTATGGGTCGTCCTGGTGTATTGATGAGTGTGTTAAGGCATGAAGGATGGCACGCTGCACAAGATTGTATGGCAGGAACTATTGATAATAGTATGATTGCTATCATCATGCCAGAAGATGAAGTGCCTATGCTCTGGAGAGAGATGGTAGAACGCACCTATCCTGAGTCAGCATGGCCCTGGGAAAAGGAAGCAACATGGGCAGGGAAGACTGAAGGTATGACACAAGATGCACTTGAATCATGTGCTGCAGGTGCTATGTGGTCTGATTATGAACCAACCCCAATGACTAGAGAGTGGTTGGAAGAGAACGGTTTTATTAAATAAATAAATATGCGTCGCTTCTTTCCAATGGAATCAAATCCGAAAAAGAAAGAGGAAGCCAAAAAGGAAAACAAATTTGAGTGGGCGGATGAGGGTGTATCAACTCTTGTCCGAGTTATTATTCTTGGGTGGTCAGCAGCAATTCTGACTCTTAATTATGTAACTGTTCCTGGTGTTCCTCAAAAAAATATTGATCCAACTTTTATTGCCAGTGTTTTTACTGGAACTCTAGCTACCTTTGGTGTCATGCCTTCTAAGAAGAAGGATGAAAAAGAATCAAAGCAAGCACCTACATTGGAGAAGAAAGAAAAACAAATTGATTGACCTACTAAGTTAGGAAGTTCAAACAAATGGTTGATTTATAAGGCAGAATGTCCTATAGATAGTGTAGTCGCAAGAGAAATATGAAATTCTTTTTTGCATTTTTGGCTACACTATTTTTTGCGCTTCCTGTTTGGGCAGTGGATGTATCAATGGGTGCTGGTGGAAACTTAGCATTTGAACCGAATGAGATTACAATTTCTGCAGGTGATACTGTTCACTTCATCAATGAAGCATTACCTCCACATAATATTATTGTAGAGGGTCGTGCAGATCTCTCCAGAGAAGCACTACTGTTTGCTCCTGGAGAAACACAAGACGTTGTATTTGCTGACGCAGGAGATTATAACTTCTTCTGTGGTCCCCATCAGGGAGCAGGTATGACTGGTACTATTCACGTTAACTGATGTTCAAAAATTGGGGAGAACCACCTGAGTGGGTGACAAAAAAAGAATGTCAGGAGATGATTGACGATGCCATACGAAAGCACAATCGTAATGCTGGAATTATCAGTATGTGTGTTGGTTGGGTTGTTCTCGCACTTTTTGCTGAGGGTCTTCTTCGACTCATTGGAGTAGTTCCACCACTGTTACCCTGGTTAAATATACAACTATGATGAGCGCATTATTTGTCTTTGGATTTATTACATTATTAACATTTGGAATGCATATAACATGGCCACTACAGTATAGAGGAGGAGGAACAAAATGAAAGTTGGAATGATTGGATTGGGCAGAATGGGTGAGGGTATGTCCCGCCGCATGATTAAGGATGGACATGAAGTTTGGGGTTATAGAAATAACTACGAGAAAGCTTGTGAACAATATGAAGCAGGATATATTAGTGGATGTGTGACCTCACTAGAGTATCTTGTCCAAGCAGTTAAATCTGATGGTCTTAGATACACTAGTGCAGGTAAAGTTCCTGGTATTTTTCAACTCGTTATCCCCGCAGAATTAGTAGAGGAAACTATCAATGACTTACTACCATTTCTTAGTGATGGAGATATTGTTATTGATCATGGCAATTCCAATTTTAAGGATTCAAGGAGGAGAGCACTCCGTCTTGAGAAACTGGGTATCCAGTATATTGACTGTGGTACTAGTGGTGGTGTTTATGGTTTGGACCGTGGATTCTGTCTTATGGTTGGTGGTTCAGATACAGCAGTATCAGTCTGTGCTCCAATTTTCAGAGCACTCGCACCTGGTATTGCCGCTGCAACCCGCACAGACCCCTATACAAGGGCAACCAGTGCTGAGTATGGTTGGTTGCACTGTGGGGGACCTGGTGCAGGTCACTTTGTAAAAATGGTTCATAATGGTGTTGAGTATGGAATCATGCAAGCATACGCAGAAGGATTTAATATCCTGCATGAAGC